CGCCCCGTCGAGTTCGTGCGGCAGGTGTTGAAAGCCGAACCGCTTCCCTGGCAGCGAACCTTCCTGCAGTCGATCGCGGCCGGCGAAAGACGGATCAGTGTGCGGGCGGGGCACGGGGTTGGGAAATCCACCGCCTGCGCATGGGCGCTCATATGGTTCATGCTGACCCGCTACCCGCAGAAGTCGGTGCTGACCGCCCCCACGGCCGGCCAGCTCTTCGATGCGCTGTTCAGCGAGGTGAAGCGGTGGGTCAACGCCCTGCCCGACATGCTGAAGGACAACATCGAGGTTTTCAGCGATCGGATTGTGCTGAAGGCCAGCCCCGAGAGCAGCTTCATGTCGGCCCGCACGTCCTCCGCCGAGCGTCCCGAGGCTTTGGCCGGCGTGCATAGCGAGAACGTGCTGCTGATCTGCGACGAGGCTTCCGCCATCCCGGAGCCGGTGTTCGAGAGCGCCGCGGGTAGTATGTCCGGGCACAGCGCCACCACCGTGCTGATCGGGAACCCCACCCGCAACACGGGCTTGTTCTTCCGAACGCATCACCAGCTCTCGAGCGACTGGACGACCATGCACGTATCCTGCCTGGACAACCCGCTGGTCAGCCGGGACTTCATCAACCAGATCAAAAACACCTACGGCGAGGCGTCCAACGCCTTCCGCGTCCGCGTGCTGGGCGAGTTCTCCTTGCGCGAAGACGACGTGCTGATAGCGGCGGAGCTCGTCGACAGCGCCATGGACCGCGACATCGCCCTCGATCGGAGCGAGCGGATCGTCTACGGCGTCGACGTGGCGCGGTTCGGCGACGACCGCACGGTGATCGTCAAGCGCCAGGGCCAAGTGGTGACGGAGGTCAAAACGTGGTCCGGCGCGGACCTCATGGAAACCACCGGCCGGGTCGTGCACGAAGCGGAGATGGACAGCCCCGCCGAAATTTGCGTGGACTCGATCGGCTTGGGCAGTGGCGTCGCCGACCGCCTGCGGGAGTTGGGCTACAATGTCCGGGACGTGAATGTGTCCGAGTCCGCCGCGATGAACCCGCAGGCCGCGCGCCTCCGCGACGAGTTGTGGTTGTCGGTGCGGGAATGGCTGAACCAGCGCACCTGCAAGCTGCCGCGCCAAAACGAATTGCGCGCCGAGCTGGTGGGCCCGACCTACGCCTTCACCAGCGCGGGGAAGATCAAGGTCGAAAGCAAGTCGGACCTGAAGCGGCGCGGGATGCGCAGCCCGGATATCGCCGATGCGCTTTGTCTTACCTTCGCTGGTAGCGCTGCGTATGTCGGGGGCCGTGCCAGCAAATGGATTTCCGGCCGATCTTTGCGGCGCGGTATCGCGGGGGTCGTTTAATGCTTGCGCGGCGCGATGCGACTTGGTTAGTCTACACGCGATTTATGCGAGGGTTGCCATGTGGAACCGGAAGGGCGATGCGTTCGCCCCTTTGCACGATCAGTTTCTGTCGGCCGAGAACAACAAGACGCTCTCGCCTGTGGGCAGCGGCGGCTATGACTTGCACGCCGGCACGCTCGCGCCTCGCGCGGGCAAAATGGCGTCTACGATGCCGCAGACCCAGGCGCAGCACGCTGCCGTCATGAAGGCCGGGCGCGTGTCCGCGATGAAGCGCGGCATGCGCGTCGGCAAGAGTTTCCTTCCTTCGATGGGGTAAGCGGATGGCGAAGAGCAGTTTCCACGACGGCATGTGCTCGGCTTACGAGTCCGCCGAACGCGGGGTGCGCGGCAAGTTGGCCGGTGGCTACGACATGCACCACGAGACGATGAAGCCCCGGGGCGCCGGCCGCGCCGTGCCGGACGCGGCCGCCCAGCGCCGTTCCGATCGGGCGAACCGCACGGGTTTCGGCAGCAAGAACGTCGGTGCCGATCTCGGCGGCGGGATCGAGTGATGGCCGACGATTGGATCGAGGGCGCGATCAAGAAGCCCGGCGCCCTGCGCAAGGAGCTGGGCGTCAAGAATGGCGAGCCCATCCCCGCCAAGAAACTGGCCGCGGCTGCCAAGAAGCCCGGCAAGATTGGGCAGCGTGCCCGTCTGGCCGAGACGCTGAAAGGGATGCAGGGGAAGCGACATGGCTAAGATGACGGCGAAAAAGTTCGAGAAGACCGCCGAGGACCGCCGCATGGACCGTGCTGGCGCGAAGAAGGACGGGGTGAGCGTGAAGAAATGGGAAAATTCCGCAGCGGACCGCAAGGCCGACAAGGCCGCCGTGGCCCGCTTGAACAAGGGGCGCGGGAAATGAGCGCCAACACCAAGGACCGCAACGGCCAGTTGCACCCGCAGATCGTTGGCAACTGGAGCACGAACAGCGCCTTGGTGGTGAACTCGTCGAGCGTGGCGACGGCTGCGTTCGCAGCGGCGACGACCCGGACGCGCGTGGCGGTGGGCGCCGGCGACACGGGCGTCTACGCGGCGATCGGCACCGAGCCGACCGCCACGACGAGCGGAATCCTGTTTCCCGCCGGCGGGGTTTACTGGGTGGCGGTTTCCGGGGGGCAGAAGCTGGCCTTCATCAAGGCCGGCACGGCGTCCATTCCTGTGACCGTGACCGAGATCGTCTGATGCCGGAAGAATTCGCGCCTTCGGGTAACGGGGACTCCACCGACGGGCTCGTGTCGCGCGTGCCCGGCCGGCATTACGAGGACACGTTCGGCGATCCGCCGAACGGGGCGCGGGAGATGTCCGACGCGGAGTTCGAGGCGTCGGTCAAGTCGGCGATCGACGACGCGGTGGACTACATCGACGGGTTCATCGCGCCGGCGCGTGCGCAGGCGACGCAGTTCTACCGTGGCGATCCCCTCGGCAACGAGGAGGAAGGCCGCAGCCAGATTGTGATGACCGAGGTGCGGGACGTGGTGCAGGCCATGGTCCCGTCGCTGCTGCGGATTTTCACGGCGTCGGAGAACGTGGTCGAGTACGCGCCGCGCACCGCGTCGTCGGTGAAGGTGGCCGAGCAAGCCACCGATTACGTCAACTACGTTTTCTACAGCGACAACCCGGGCTTCGCGGTTCTGCACGCCGCGTTCAAGGACGCGCTGGTGCGCAAGACCGGCGTGATTAAGTGGCGGTGGTCCGAGGACACCGAAATCTCCCAAGCGGATTACACCGGGCTGGATCAAGCCCAGGCGAACCTGCTGATGCAAGACCGGGACGTCGAGCTGGTCAAGATGGAGCAGGTGACCGACGTCACGTCCGTGGACGGCCAGATGACGCAGCCGCCCGAGACGCGGTTCAATTTGACGATCCGGCGCCGCCTTCCGAAGAACAGGCTGGTCGTCGAGTGCGTGCCGCCGGAAGAGTTTCTGGTTTCCCGCGAGGCGCGCGACCTAGACAACGCTTCGTATGTCGGACACCGGTCGTTGAAAACCATGTCCGAGTTGATCGCGATGGGCTACGACAAGAACGAGATCGAGCAGTTCGCCGGTCAGGGCGACGTTTTCTCGATCAACTACGAAGCTCAGACGCGCAACCCGGCGATCATGTCCTTCATGACGCACGCGGACAATCCAGACCCGTCGATGCGCCGGGTGCTATATGTCGAAAGCTACGTGCGGATCGACCGGGACGGCGACGGTATCGCCGAGCTGCGCAAGGTGTGTTCTTTGGGCAACGCCCACCACATTCTGCATGATGAAATCGCGACCGACGTGCCGTTCGCGTTCTTCTGCCCCGACCCCGAACCGCACATGATGATCGGGCAGTCGATCGCCGACCAGACCAGCGACCTGCAGATGATTAAGTCGGCGATCGTTCGCAACACGATGGATAGTCTGGCCCAGGTGATCCACCCGCGCACCGTGGTGGTCGAGGGTCAGGTCAATATCGACGACGTGATGAACAACGAGACGGGCGCGATCATCCGCGCCCGCGCCCCGGGGATGGTGCAGCCTTTGGCTGTGCCTTTCGTCGGGCAGAACGCGATGCCGCTGATCGCCTACATGGACGAGGTTCGCGCGCAGCGCACCGGCATATCGCAGGCCAGCCAGGGCCTCGACCCGGACGTCTTGCAGTCCACCACGAAGGCGGCCGTGACCGCCACCGTGCAGGGGGCGCAGGAACGCATCGAGCTGATCGCGCGGATTTTCGCCGAGACCGGCATGAAGCGGTTGCGGGGGAGTGGGTGGAGATCGACCCGCGCTACTGGGACGCGGAGATGGACGTGCAGGTGAACGTGGCGCTGGGCCGCGGCACGGACCACGACAAGATGCAGTTCCTGATGCTGGTCGCGCAGAAGCAAGAGCAGATTATGCAGTTGCTCGGCCCGAGCAACCCGCTGGCCGACGTGGTGCAGTACCGCAACACCCTGGCGCAGATTTGCGCGCTGGCGGGGTTCAAGGACGCCGACCGCTACTTCAAACCGGTGAACGATCAGGCGATGCAGCAGCTCGCCGCCGCGAAGCCGCAGCAGCCCGACCCGACCATGGTATTGGCGCAGGTGGAAGCCCAGAAGGTGCAGGCGTCGATCCAGCGCGAGAACATGAAGGTCCAGGCCGAGATGGCCGACAACCTGCGTGTCGACCAGCGCGAACGCGAGAAGACGCAC